GCGGAGGCAAGTTTAAGGATATGGTTGAAGCATTAACTTTGTGGGTAAAGCGTAAAGGAGTTGGTAATGGTAAAAATGACAAAGGTTTGGCTTTTGTAATAGCTTTAAGCATATTAAGAAAAGGTATGCGACCACAACCATTTTTATTGCCAGCTTACGAAATGGAAAAACCTAAATTGATTGAAAGACTAAATAAATTATTAAATGCTTAATCCTAATATAGAAATAAAGAAGTGGTTTTATACCAACTTAACAAGTTCAAGCACACTACCTGTTTATGATGGGATAGCACCTGATAACGCAGTAGATGAATATGTAATTATGAGTGGCAGAACATCCGCACAGGAACAAGGTAAAATCAGTTATACGAATGCCGTTACTATGGATGTTGACATTGTCATAAAAAATAGTAACTTTGGATATAAAAGAGCCGAAACGATAAGCAATTTAATACTAACTGCAATCAATTCCGACACGAATATAACCCTTGCAAATGGGTTTTATGCTTCAAGTTTGGTGGTTGGTGCAATTAGAAATTTAGATGGTTTAAACCCTTTGGACAATGTATTTAGAACAATAATAACTTACAATATAATAATAACTCAAAATTAAATAAAATGGCAGAAACTAAAGTAAGCGGTAGAGATTATATCCTACTTGCAGACATAAACAACGATGGTACTTTTTTACCTGTTGCGTGTCTTACAACAAACTCATTGACATCAACTAACGACACAATTGATGCAACTTCTAAATGTGGTAATCAATACACACCAAGTCCTGTATTTTCACAATCTTTTGAGTGTGAAGGATTTGCAATTGATGAAACAGGAACTCCTAGTAAGGATTCTTACCAACAATTATATGTTGCTCACGCTGCAAAGACTTTATTTGCAATCAAAATGGGTAAAGCAACACCAACTTCAGGTGATATTACTTATGGTGGTGTTGGTCAATTAGTGTTTATTAGCGATTTTGGAGTGCAAGCAGATGATGGTGATGATGTTAAATTTACTGCAACATTTGTAGTAAGTGTTCCACCAATTACACAAACTGAAACTGCATAAACCAAAAACTAAACTATGTTTGAATTAAGACTGAACAACAACAAAACAATCCCTTTGAAGTGGGGTACTTGGGCAATGAAAAGATTTTGCGAATTAGAGAATAAATCTCTTTTGGACTTAATCAATATTTTATCAAGTGGGGCTTTTGAATTAGGAACAATTGTGCATATAATCCAAGCATCTGCCGAAAGCGGATGTAAGACACTAAATCAACCAATTGAATTTAACGATGTTATCGTTTGCGATTGGATTGATGAGGTTGGTGGGTTATCTGCAAAGGATGGTCAGCTAATAGATTTTATTAAATTTATGCAGACTTCAATGATTCCTGAAACAAAAGAAAATGCCGAAGTAACCAAAGACAAAGGAAAAAAAAAATAGGAATATATAGCTGGGATTCAATAATTATTCTCGCAATAGAAGTTGGCTTGACAATTAATGAGTTTTGGCAACTTACTTGGCGAGAATTTTTATTATATAAAAAGGCTTACGAGAATCAGCAGATAAAGGAATGGGAAAGGACAAGAACTTTAGCTTATATGATTTATAGGTCAAATTCAACGGATAAAAATCCGAAAAGTATAAAGTCCTTTTTCCCTTTGCCTAGTGATGAAGTAGAAGAAGAAAAGCCTAAACTAACGCAAGAGCAACTAGCAAGGACATTAAAGTTGTACGGAGTAAAATAATAAAATGGCACAAGAAACATTAAAAATTACGATAACCGCTGACAATAAACAAGCGGTTCAAAATATACAGGAAACTGTTACTGCCACAACTCAATTGGGTGCTGCCTTTAAGAAAGTTGCTCCAGCAAGTAATCAAGCGACACAGGCTTTGGTCAATGTTTCAAGGGTTGCTCAAGATGCTCCATACGGATTTATTGGTATTGCGAATAACTTAAACCCTTTATTAGAATCCTTCCAAAGATTAAAAGAGACAAGCGGTTCAGCAGGTAGTGCTTTAAAAGAGATGGCGAAGGGTTTAATGGGTCCAGCAGGTATCGGTCTAGCATTGGGTGTGGTTTCATCTTTGATAGTCGCATTTGGTCCGAAAATAGCAAGTTTTATTAATGGAACAACCGAAGCAAGTAAAGCACAAGACAAATTAAAAGAAAGTTTAGATAAAGCACAAGCATCTGCAAGTGAAAATGGTATTAAATTACTTGCTTATATTAATGTTGCTGAAAACGCAAACAATACGGATGCAAGGAGAAAGGAAGCATTAGATGCAGTTAAGAATGAATTAGGTAAAGTAAATGCTGCTTATACAACTAGTATTAAAACAACGGATGATGCTAAAAACGCAGTCAAATTATATACAGAGGCTTTAGTTGCACAAGCAATTACTTCAAGATATATAGATGAAATTGCGGATAAGAATATAAAATTAACCGATGCTACAAAATTAGCAACAAAAGCTGGTCAAGAATATGTTGCAAGTGTAGAGAGGTCTAAAAATATGATTAATGGTTATGTAGATGCTTCCGTAACAGTTGCAGCCGTAACCAATAGAGATAAAGATGCGTACATAGCAGCAGGAGCAGCAGCACAAGTATTAAAAAATGATATTGATGATTTAAATACATCAGTAACAACAACAATACAAAATGCTTTGAATAATCCATACTATGTAATGGATAAAAGTGCAAAAGAATTAGATAAAACTATTATAGAAGTAACTAAAAACTATAAAGCGTTTACTAAATTAACTGCTGAACAAGTTGGAACAATTTTACCAACTGATAAACCTGTTTCACCTGTTGCACCAGCAGCACCACAAATGTTAGGACAAAGAGGTCCATCACAAGCCATTATTGATGCAGCAGCAATATCAGCAGCTGCAAGAGAACAACTTAAATTTAATTATTTATTAAACGAAGCAGCAACAACTGCAACATTTTTAGCAGAAGGTGTTGGCAATATATTTCAATCACTTGTTCAAGGTGAAAATCTTGGTGAATCAGTTTTAAATGTATTTAAAGATTTAACATTACAATTAGCACAAATGGTTATTCAGGCTTTAATATTTAAAGCTATTATGAGTGCATTAGGAATGGGTGGTGCAGTTGGAACAACAAGTGATTTAACGGGTGGTTTATTAGGTGGATTAGGAAAGTTATTAGGATTTACTCCAATGGCTGAAGGTGGAATAGTAAGCAAACCAACATTTGCAATGGTAGGTGAGGGTGGCGAAAGCGAAGCAGTTATGCCTTTGTCTAAATTAGATAGCATATTAAGTAGTGCATTTACAAGCGGTGCAAATTCGGGTGGTGGAATGTCAAACGGAGGTTCATTTGTATTAAGAGGCAATGATTTGGTTTTAGCATTACAAAGGTCTAATTCATCATTAAATTTAAGGCGAGGTGGCATATAACTTAAAATACCAAATAACTGCTGCAACCAAAAACAATGAAGTTGCGGTTGTGGAAATGTATATTGATGAAGTAGTTGCTGCGGTAATTGAATATCCTGCAACTGCAATTCAGTTGCAATACATACCAAGAAGTGATGATATTTACGAACCTATTTATGCAAGTCAGTTAAATGTTAGTATTGATGTAACGGATGATGATGATAATATGCCTGACTTTACAACTTTAAACGATAGGAAATATTTAGTTAAGTTATTTATAGATGGTGTTATTTATTGGCAAGGTTGGGTTTTAAGTGATTTGGTACAATACTCATTTACCACAGGTAGAAAAGAATTATCTTTTAATGCTATTGATGGGCTTGGAATGTTAGATTATATTCCATTTACTTATGTTGAAACTAATGTGGCAGGTAACACAAAATTAAGCCCACAAAGCACACTTTATTTTTTATATTCTTGTTTGGCTAAAATAGGATTCCCAACAGGATTGAATCTTATTACTGCTTGTTCTTATTATGCAGCTGGTATGTTAAATAGGGGTGATGGTAGTCAATACGAACCATTTAATCAAAGTTATTTACGACCTGTTTACTTCCAAAATGATGATGAAACATACGAGACTTGTTTGGTTGTTTTGACTAAAATATTAAAGTCATTTGGTTGCAAACTATATCAATCTAATGGCAAGTGGTATATTGTAGCGGTTAATGAATTTGCTGCTGCTCCTTATTTTGCATTTACATATTTTACGGAATATACACCAAGTGGAACATTGGTTACATCAGGCACATTTAATACATTAAGCGAAATACAACCATATACAGGAAATGTAAGCGGTTTATACTTTACTAATAATAGCCAAATAAAGCTATTTAAGAAAGGTTATAACAATTTTAATTATAGATACGATATTAGTTTCTCACCTAACTACATATCAAATCCAAATCTAAAGAGTTTAACAAGTGGTTTCCCTACATTATGGCAAACATTTAATCAAGGTTCAGGTGGAAGCGTTGCAATAGTTAGTAAACCATACGAAGCAAGTGATTGGTTTAATATTACATTAGGAACATCAACAGGTGTTACAGGATTAACTGAAGTGCATACAAATCCTGTTGGATATGTAACCGAGAATGACACTTTAACTTATACACAAACATTTTTTGAGCAAAGTATTAATAAGGTAAGAGGACAAATACAATTACAAATAACAGGTATCGGTGGAGGTGCTGCAATCTATTATTTAAATGTTGATAGCGTTTGGCAAGATGCTTCGGTTGCACCTTTTGATAATTATTATGAAGTTACTTTAGTAGAGGAAGATGAAA